ATCTGCAATTTGATTTACAGAACTTAATCCAAAACGTAATGCATAATGTGCAACAAGTCTTGGTTCCTGTTGCGAGTAATCAAAACAACCCCACTTCATACCTTCTTCAGGTATAAACAAACTTCTAATTAGTGGACCTGTATCTGGATCTCTTGCAGGTATTTGTTGTAGGTTTGGATTAGAATATGAAAACCTACCTGTTACCGTTCCTCCATCATCAGATCTTATTTGATTTATTTCAGCGTGTATTCTTCCACAGTGTTCGTGTTTTAAAATTGTATCTATAAAAGTTGTATTGACCTTGTTTATCTTTCTAGCCTGTGCTATTAATTGCACGGTAGGATGCGAATGATTAGAAAGGAAATTTTTTGTAAATGAAGGTGACGCTGTTTTTTCAGTTTTATCGTAAGGTAAGTTTAGCTTATCAAAAACTTTTGCAATTGATCTTGCGGCCCATATCTGAGTATCTACTCCTGTTTCTTTTTTTACTTGGTGTAGGAGTAATTCTTCTTTGGTGGTTAATTCTTTTTTTAATTGATTGGCCGCTTCGACATCTACCCGCACCCCTAGGAAACGCATATCGACTAGACAAGGAAAAAGATCTGTCTCAAGATTAAAAATATCTTGTATGTCTTCTTCAACTATTAATTTTTTTACATGTTGCCACAAATCAAAAGTTAACTCTGCATCTTTTTCTGCGTAAGCTCCTACTTCACTTGCAGGTAACTGCCACATATCAGCCTTTGCATCTAGCCCTCGTGACTTAGCTGCTTCGTTAAGTAACTTTTCATTCTTACCTTTGTTTAAAAAATGCCATGACAAAGTATTGAGTGTGTATGAAAATCTATTTTCGTCTAGGAGTGATGAAGCAACCATCGTATCTACCACTAAACCATTGATATTTAAGCCTAAATTTCTTATCCAACATACGTCATACATAGCGTTATGAAATATTTTTGTGGCTGAACAATTTAAAATATCTTTGAACCACTCTAAAGTTTTATCTCGATTAGAGTTTGGACCTGTTGCATGAGCGATGGGAAAATACCAAGAACCATTTTCAACAGCCACCGCAATCCCTACAACTTCGCCTCGTCCTACAACTGCACCTGATCCTAATGATTTTAAATATGTATCTTTAGTTTCTAAGTCAATTGCAATCTCGTCATGACCTCTTAGATCTGGATATTCTGTGTGCATCACCCATTCTGTTTGAGCTTGCATATAAGTTGGTAATTTCATTTGTAATCTCTTTCTATTATCATTTCGATAAAGTGTATTGCTTTTAATAAATCTTGTTTCTTACCTTTGTCTCTATGTCTTATTATATATTTTATAGCACAACCTTCAGGGTATAGTAATTCATTCTCTACTACGAATTTGCTTGGTTGAATTTTATATTTTTGATAGTGATCGCCGCCGTGTTGTTTGTCCCAAACTTTACTCATAGCTTATATTCCTTTATTACTTTTTTAGCTTTTAATTTATATAGATTATTTCGTGCTCGTGAAATGCCCACATACCACACTCTATGCTCCTCATCTTGTTTGTCAACACTTTGTTTAATTCCTTTCTGTACTTTACTGCTTTGATGTAATGATAAAATTACATTATCTTCTTCACCACCTTTTGCTGCATGAATTGTAGATACAAATATTCTAGCTTTATCATTTAATTTTTCTCCATCTGCTAACATATTTCTAATGTATAAAACTTCTTTATGTGGAGCTGCAGTAAATACTTCATACCATTCTTTATCTTTATTCCAAAACTTTGCATTCGGTATGTAATCTCTAATGTCATCTATTTCTGATGCTTCTAATGTATCCTGTATTTTCCATTTAGTATAAGCTACAGCTGCTTTATATATTCCAACTGTAAAACTTTTACCTTTATTACTTTGATAATATAAATTTTTACGTTTAAGTTCATCCATAATAGTAAGTAAATTACTTTTAGTTCTAGATAAAATTAACCAGTTACCTTCTTTTAAATTAACTTGACCTAAATTATTTATGTGCTGAGCTGATCCTTCTACAGGTCTTGGTAAATATTTTTTATGTTTCCTGATGCCTGCTATACGACTAATGGGTATTTCAGATTGTTGTTGTACAGCTTTGGATATTCGTCTTGAATTTTTTAAAATTATTTCTCTAGCAGGTTCTGTGATAAATCTATTAACATCAGCTCCCGCCCACGCATAAATAGCTTGGTCATCATCACCAGCTAAATATAAATGTTCAGTTTTAGTTTTTAATATATCAACTAATTTCCATTGTAACGGAGATAGATCTTGTGCTTCATCAATAAAAATAGCTTTTAATTTTGGTATCTTATCTTTCTTTTCTATTATGGTTTTAATTAAATCATTAAAGTCCATTATCTCATTTATTTTTTTATATTTATTTAAAGCATTAGCTATATTTTTTAATGGACCCCAATCAATAACTTTTCTATCATGTTCATTTCTATCGTATAACTCTCTAATATTAATATCTAAATTAATTGCTTTACCTATCATTTGAAAGTATGGATTGTTACAAGTTAAATAGTGTGTCTCTTCTCCGTTATACTTATCAGAATAACTTACCCTTATTCCTAAAATTTTTCCTATCTCTTCATAATTATAGGGTTGCATAATTTTTTCTTCACTCATACCCAGGAGATGAAAACAAAACGCGTGGATAGTTTGGAAGTACGGAACTTGTTTTTCCGATACTCCCACCCTATCCCGTGCTACTCCAGAGGCTTTTTTGGTAAAAGCAAAATACCCAATCTGGTGATATGGAGTACCAGTTCGAACATATGCTCTCACCCTTTGAAGTAATCGGTAGGTCTTACCTGTACCAGGTGGACCAAAAATTTTAGTTACTTTTGCCATTTGATTTTTGAAAAGTATCTACTAATTTTCCTTTGTAACCCATGGTTCCGTGATGTGTTGTTTCACCATCTACTAAAGCATGAAATTTAAATCCAGCTTCCTTTGCTAAGTCACAAAACTTTACATCTTCACCTATCCAAACATTGTTTTTAAATTCAGTGTCCCAAAAATTGTACAGATATTTTGCTGCAGATTCAGATATAGCACTCTGATTTTTAATATGTAGGTTAGGATGTTTAGCCATTAACTGTTCATAAACTTTTCTGTGTATTAAAGTTAATCCAGCAGGACCTCGTTTTATTTCTGTTATACCTTTGTTATCAATGTTTATGTTTTGATAGTCTTCAAAATTAACAGAGAACTTCACTGAATTATCTTGAGTCTTTTTTCTGTAAGGACAACAAATAAAATCTTTTTCTGCTAATATCATTCTTCCTATTACATCGGGTTCAAACTCAACATCCGCATCAATGAACAGTTGATAATCATAATTTGATTCTAAAAATAAAGCAGTTAATACGTTTCTGCCATAGCCAACGTACGGACATTTAAATGTATTAATGGTAGCTTTTATTTTTGCTGTAGTAAATTTATCAAATAGTTTTACTAATGATAAACATGTTGCAACGTGCATCTGATCATACGCAGGTAAAGATACACATATACTCGGTACTTTTTTGGTCATACTATCTCCTTTTTATCTTCTATTTCTACTTTTTCGTCTGGTGTTTCTTCTCTTTCTAATCCTTCTATTGGTAGTTTAAGCACTCTTAGTTGTGGAAAAGAATCTATGTTATCTCCTTTTGGAAATCTTTTTTTACATTCAAAGTCTCCTTTGAAATGTTGGCGAATTAAATGAGCTGTCCTATCTCTTTTCTGAGTCCAGTCACCTCGTTTAAGTTCTTCATAAAATTTTTGAAACACAAAATAATAATGTTCATCTTCTATTAATACAGATCCACTTTCAAACGCAGTGTTAGTTTTTGCTTCTGGTCCGTTTACATATTCTATCAAAGCGTCTTTTAATATTTCTATAGGATTGGTTCCTATTGGTGGAGGCATATCTTTTTTAGTTGCCCACAATCCATCTAGTATTTTTTGAAATTCATTTTGTTTTATTATTGGTGGAAATATACTTGTGTTATCTGCAACCAGCTTACGCATTTGTTTTACTTCATCCATACGACTTATGTTTTTTGCGTGCACTTGAACTACATCGTTGTTACCAAGTTCTACATCAAAAAAATATTCTGGTTCAGGTCTGTAAGTAATTTTAATTAAATTAGATAGCTGTGGCCAGTTAGCTTCTCTGTTACTTCCTATACCAAATTTTCTTTTGATACACACTCCTTTTGCACAATATGCAGAGATAGGTAAATCATAACAAGTATGACCTGCTGTATCTTTTTTCCAAAATTTTATTTTATCTTTTACTTTTTCATCACCCCATATTTCATCATACTTTATAAAATCTCTAGCAGCAGCTAAAACATTTTTATCCCAAGACTCTGGATATTTCTTTTTAGCAAACACCATATAGTTAAATAAAAATCTATCTCTTTCATCTGCTAGTTTGTTTCCTGTTTCCTGGATCTGTTTACATATAACTTGTAAACAAGGTGGTCCATCTTTTAAATCATTTGGTCCACCCGTTAATTCATCGTTTACTTTTTTGTTTACTAAATCTTGTAAAGAGTCTTTTGTTTGTAAGTTTGCTTCTATAACATTTAAGAAGTCTTTGTATTCAATAGCAGTACCATCAGCTTTGAGAGCTACCCGTTCTGTTTTTTTAAAGTATGGTAAGTTTATAAAACTACCTACAGTTTTCTCTCCGTTTTGATTCTTACCTAGTTTAGTTTGTTTAGGATATATTTCTGTCTTAGATGACAGGCCAAATAAAAATAATAAATTTTGTAAAACTTCCCTAATTAATGTTGCAGGTACTTTTTCTTTTGTGAATATATAAATATGTAATCCACCACTTTTAGATTTAATTGGTAAGACAGGTAGATTTTTTTTATCTATAACTTGTAAAAACTTTCCTATGTTAAAATCAGAATAACTTGTAGGATCAACATCAATTGCACCAAAAGAACAGGTTCCCTCATCATCACAGGGTTGTAATCCTATTGATATCTTACCATCTAAATGTTTTTCATAATCTTCATCTGATATAGCTCTATGGGCCCAGCCATAATCCCCTGGATCAATCTTTAACTTACCTGTGTTTTCATCTATGTAACCATTCTCTACATTACAAAAACCAAAGTCGCGTGTTAATCCTGTAAAATACTTTTTAAATTCT